AGGACGAATCTCAAACTGACAGATACGATCACCAGGCTTAACCCTCGTCTTATTGAAGGCAATTACCGGCATACCCCACTGGTCGGTATCACCACGAAAACTGTGGTCAATGAGGCCTGGAGAATTGTACTCAATAATCCACCACTTCTTGAAAGTGGAACTACGGGGCTTAACATCGGCCTTGCAACCAGCGGGCAGCTCCATAGAGATACCGAGAGGAATAATGCCGTGAGAGAACTCGATGGTGCCGTCCTCTTTCTGCCTCGGAGCATCGAACATACGATACTCTCCTGCCTTCAAGTCGAAGGCATTGCCATTGTCGTTGACAACGGGCGCACATCCGGCAGTGTGCAATTTGTATTTAATAGTCCTAATCATGCTTCTTTATCTTTACGCGCCCAACAGTCAGCGATGTAGGGCAGGTTATCTTTAACTAATGTTGTTAAATACTTGTCCCCCTCTTTACCGTATGCGCTGAACACGGCATTGTTAAGATTGGGACGGTGCGCGGCAACTTTCTTCAAGATAGTAGTCTTGAACTCCAAGTTTCTGTACTCCCAGCATTGAGCCACTACTTCAAGATAGTCTGCGACATCTTGAGCCAGCTTAACACCATCTTTATACAGAATTTGAATTTCAGTAGCTACCTTAATCTTGATTGAGTTGTCGGGAGTGTCGATAGGTTTTTCACCCGCAAATGGACACTCTTTGTTGGTATCTTCTACCGATAGAGTGCTCACATATCGGCCGTTCTGTGGAGCATTGATCTTAATGTCCACCTCTCCACGAAGGACTTTCTCCAACGGAATGAGGAGAAGTTTCTCCCCATTCTCATTGGTATGAATAGTCATTCGTAGTAGAGCATTGATGGTACTCTCAAGCATACTACATACGATTTATCCACATGGCGATGTCGTTGTCACCGGTGAGGGTGATGTCGTTGGGCACCATCTGCTGAGTCTCCAGGTAGTGATGCAGCTCACGACCAATCTCTTTGAAGTTACGCAGGCGGTATGGATAGCCCTTCGAGTTAGGAATCTCCACAGTCACATCGGAGAAGGTGTGCCTCCAAATCCACACAAGCGGAGTGAGGGTCTTACGATTGACTACAATGAAGCGATAATCCATTACGCGGAAATCCTTGAAGTAATCATCCTTCTCGATGTTGGCCTTAATGATGGCCGCATACTGGTTAGCCTGAATGTAGTACGACCACTCCAGGAAGGACTTGTAGAAGTCATACTCAGTATGAGAGGAAGTCTTCAGATCACACGGATAGATACGCTTGTTTTTGTGGTCAATTACTATTAACATTTTGTTATCATTAAGGCTCTTTATCCTTAATATCTGCAATTTCATTTTATATTTGCAGTTCAGACTATATCATCATCCTTTCGGATGTCGGGCACTCGTGTCTCTATTATATTCTCATTTCTGAGTTTCAAGAGTTAGTCGTTGAACCTTCCAGCTTTGTTAAAGGCTGGCTTGGCTGCTGATTGTCTCCTTAGAGATTTTCCAGCAATTCACCCGATTTAACGCGGACTTAATAGTTGATATTTGAAAAATTTACGCTGCATATAAACGGTACTATCTTTGTATATCCAATCAAGAAGAGACTTCACTTGTTTTCCACCACAACGAAGATGCCATACATCATATTTTTTCTCTTTACTAATACCTATGTGAGAAGTATAAGGTGTAAGTATTTCTTTTAATTGCAGTAAGAAAGTGTATGAAGCACTTGTAATATCGAAATAATCTGTGCCTCTCGTCTTCCCAACCCTTATACAACCATCACCATCCATATACCCTCGAATGAAATGGTTATATAATTCTTTTGGAATTGGTGGAAATTGCAGAATTTTTGTTTTATTAGGAACACATCCTAACTTTATTAAATCTTCTGCCATTTCTTGACTATAAATTTGTAGTACATAGTTATAATAGGGTTTTTCATAGTGTGTTATTTGGCTATTGCTACATAATACACTTTTGAATTTAACCACTACATCTTCATCTTTTAATTTTAGATAAAAACCGTTTTTATGCACACTTCCATCAGACATCATTATTCCAAGGAAATATGCTTTTTCCTCGGTGTTAATATCTTTGAAGAAAGATAAATCGACTGTATGTCTTCCCTTTCTATTATGTCTAACTCTTGCATAGTCTCTTGTATTCTTAATACCGTATTTATGCAATCGTCTAACTATATTGGAATGGTGACATCCAAGTAACTCCGCAATTTCTATAGGAGTTTTACCTTCTTCATAAAGGGGCACAATTTGTTCAATATTAATACCTAATTTGTTGCTCATATTTTTATGGATTATAAAAACATGTGCAAAGATACTAATAATTTACCATATATGCAAATTTTTATGTAAAATTTTTCAAAAAATCATTATTTTTTCGTTAATCCGCCATGCAGCTATACATGATGCCCTCAAATTCTGCCTTGAACTTAGCCTGATATACACGCTCGATGCGGTCATCAAACGGGTTATCTTGGGCGAAGTAATTCTTGGTAGCCGGACTTTCACGAAGAGCCTTAACTGCATCCTGTGCCTCCTTGTAGGTGGTAGCATCAACAATAGTCTTGGTCTCAGCAATCTGCAAGAGATTGTAATACTCGTTACACTTCTCCTTGATTACCTTAGCACGAGTCTCGGGCTTCCAATTCTTGTAAAAGCCGTACTGCTCAGTAGCAAGGATAATGTCACAATCAGGAATGAGAGCCAATCGACTGTAGCACTCCTTGTAAGTATCAAATAAGACCTTGGTAATGTTGAGGTATGCAGGCTCCAATGCAGGAAATTCTGCTACCAAATAATGCTCGTCAAACTCTGCTTGAGAACCCGTGATAAGGGTGTCCACAATAGAGCCAAACAGTAGCGACGGGGATTCTTTCTTTTCCCCAAGTGTTGCAATAGCTGCAAATCCTCCACGCTCGTAGGTAGCAAGGGTACTGTAATGCAGATTACCATCTGCTCTGTACTCTTCCTCCGTTATTGGGAGACAGATTGACGCAAATCGTTGAGACATTCTGTTAATTGTTTTATGTTAAACACTTCCCACACAATGTACGAATCTTTATCCGGCAACTCCTCAAGATACTTTCTGAACAACTTGAATTTATAGGGGAACACATCATTCGTAAAACCTTTGACCTCTATGATCACCTTCTTCCCGAGATATTCCATATAGAAATCGGGCGTATATGTGATACCCGATAATGGGCGCATATCCTGTACGGTAGTCCTACTAAGGACATTAATACGGAAGTTTTTACGCTTGAAGGTATTCTTGGTGTAGAAGGGAACGGTCGGGATAAAACCTTCCCATAGTAAGAATGTGTGTGTTTCATACTCAGGAGTGATTCCCTCCTTTACAAGTGCCCTATAGACCCTTTGTTCCAGATCACTCTTGAATGAGATACCATTAAACTCGTTTTTGGTGGCATTTTTGATTTTTTTATTCTCACTCATACCCAGTGAATTTTAAGTTTGTTCTTAGCCCATGTAAGCTCATCTATCTGACTGAATATATCAGGCAGGGGTTGATTATTGCGAGCATAGTAGGCGGGATGTTTACATTCTATGATGTCATTGAACTTGCCAATATAAGGCTTCAAAGTCTTGGCTTGTTCACCCATCAGAACATAAACTATTCCCGTCTGCCATTCTCCCAGTCCTTGCAAAAAGGATGATACAAATTTCCTCCAAATATTCACATGGCTTCCCGCACTATATCGAGTTACAGTAAGGGAAGAGTTAAGGAGCAGTACCCCTTGTTTTGCCCAACTTTCCAATGTTACATCGAAGTCTTTGAAGTAGTTCTCTTCTTTACTCATCAGGTAATCTTTGATAACCTGTAATGACGGAGAAAGAGAAGTTGTACCTTCCTTGTTTGCAAAGGCAATTCCAGTTGCAGAACCATCGTTGTATGGGTCCATTCCGATGATCACAACTTTGAGTTCCCGATAAGGACAAAGCTTAAAGGCCTTGAACATATCCTTATACGCCGGATATACAATGTGCTTTTTATACTCGGGCAATATCTGTGCTGTTATTACCCGATTAAGTTCTGCGATGTTGATACACTTGTACCAATCACCGAAAAACTCCTGAGCTGACACCAGCTAAAAATGGTAAAGCTTCAGCTGCCTGTTCATTGATAAGAGAGTTAGAAAACTCTGATGGCCTCGGAGAGTGTACCTTGAATATCTCAGGTTCCTCACCATACAGAATAATCTTCTTCTCGTACTTAAGATTAACTGTATGTCCTAAGTATCTTGCAGTATAAGCTGCATTGATAAACTCAGGAATGAGGACATTACGAACAAACTTCGACATATCAGAGTTTCCTTGATACAATTCAATGTTGATGTAAAGAGTCAATCCTGTAGGAGTTAATTCCGTAAAGGCTGTTCTCGACATCGTGACAGAGAATCTGAACAGACAATTCATCCCACCATCGTATAAGGCACCAGGAAAGACAATAAATGTTTTATCATCTACCGTAATCCTTACACCGCGATAGGAATCATCTTTGTTAAAGAAATCCGTCTGGTGGTTAGTGCCAAAATACAATGATCTTAGAATCTTGTTGTTGAAGCTTCCACTTCTTCCCATATTCATAGTCTTTGCCGGACGCAGAGTGTAGATTATTTTACTATCTACATATCTATGGGAGTTACCCCAAATCTCGCCTGCTACATCAACCGGCACATCAAACTTGTCTTGGTAACTGTCTATTACCATATAACAATCCTCGTGAGCAAAGTGACGAGTTTTGTTTAGTCTTCTGTAGTAACCATAGGGAGAGTTAGCCAAACTTTGTTGGATAAAGTCAATATTAGTCATTATTCTCCAACATTGAATCGCATCAGCCCAGCATCATACTCCGTCATAAACGGGGTAGGCCTGAAGCAGCCCGTGAGATTAGCACAGAAATTCACGAGCAGGTTGTTAATAATACCTCCAATCATTGCTGCACAGAAGGAAGTCTGCTTATAACTACATATAGTATGCTCTGCTTCGGTGTCATCAAACAACCACTCAGTTTCATACTTGTGCATACAATACGCATCGTTTCCTACAATACAGAATACTTGGAGATTTTCTGCCGACATACGGCCATCAATAAAGAGACACAAATCCCTATCATTGGGGTCTTTCTCCTCTACATGTCGTTTCCAGTTAGTGTAAACCAGTTTTCTTGCTGCCATGCTATCCAGGCCACAGATCATAACATCGGTAGCCTCATCCTCTAATGAATAGAATCGAGGGTTCTCAAAGATGTCATAATAGTTAGCAAACTGCTTGGCATGTATGCTACAACCCGTAGTTTTAGGATCGTTTACATCGGCAACATCGAATAACTGACCCGAGATATTTACACTCTCTACGGAGTCACCATCATAGATGTGAAGAGCACGGGGGCGCATACGAGCGAGAAGAAGAGAAGTCCATGATCCAATACCTCCAAGGCCCACAAGAGTGATTACCTGCTGCTGCACTACATCATGCCATACGGCACCTCTGAATCGTATATCGGTATCACGACTGAGGGCAGAGTCATAAACGGCACTCTCTTGCATAGCATCTTCAACTCCAGACCAATCAATAGCTTCGTCTGTAGGATCATCCTCTTGCTGTTGCCCCTCCTCTGATGTAGTGTTGTCAGAAGGAAACTCCTCATTCAGCAAGGACTGAGGCGGGGTAGGTGCTGTCTCCCCCTCATCATTGTTCTCTTCCTGAGGCTGAAAACCCTCATCACCTGGGATAGGAGGTGTAGTAGCAACGCTTGCTGGGTCTAAGTTACCACGCATAGCTTGAATGTCCTCATCGTTGAAGTCCTCAGGCAACTCAGATGTACTCGGAGTAGAAGGCATACCCTCACCGGCAAACATTTCACGAATCTCTTCTTGAGAATAGTCAGCGGGAGTATTAGATTCCTCTCCAGTATCTTCGTTAGGCTCCTCAGTTGGTATAAGCAACATGTGGGGATGAGGGTCTTGCAAAGGAATCCCGTCAATAGAAACCGACAACATAGTATCAGTTAATCCCTGCTGCCCTTGCTGTGCAAATATTGCTTCATAGGGAGCCTCAGGCACAAAACGACGGGGTTCTGCTGCACTCTCCACTACCACAGTACCCGCAGGTTCTCTCTCAAAAAGGTGTTCAATTGCATCACGCAATTCTGGTGTAGCAGGGACAGTTAAAGGAGCTTGGGACTCAGCCTCGTGGCGAGCCTCCTGAATGTGGGGAGTTGTATTATTCCTCGCCCGAGCTAATATAGCTTGAATATCATCCATAGGCAATAGTTTTTAGAAAGGACAATTTACAAGTTCAAGTACATGATCACTCACCTCATCGAGATAAGTAATATCTTCCACATACTTCTCCAATTCAGCAGCTACGGCACCGCAGAAGTTTGAGAATATGACATCACTATTGTCGTTACCGTCACATAGAGGCTCTGCTACACTGTAGATAACAGCATCGGTAAACTTAGCCAGCACAGACTCATCCATAGAGTATTTACCGGCATTTTCCAAACGCTTCTTCCAAGAAAGATTAGCGTTTCTTACGAAGGAAGCCCAATTCTTCTTAGAACCAGGTAGCGATGTAGCGAGGAGATTCAGAGTTACGAGCTGAGCTACGGCCAGCTTAACAGCATCGTCAGGAATAATCACCTTATCGTTTTCTACACCCTCGTTCTCCTCATGGGATTCTCTGAGAATGAGGTCTTCGTCCCAGTCGCCACCAAAGTTATCTCCTGTAGAAGGAATAAGAAAAGGCGGATTGTCAAACCCCACTCCAGCGGTAGACATGGTGTGGATTTTATTACGCTGCTGAATAGCACGGATAGCGGGGATCATGTTTTGAGGATTACGCAGTTCACCACCAAGGTGTTCAACCGGCGTTGAGCGATGAGTTGTAGCACCAAAGTGACGCTTGAGTTCAAAGATACGCATATCCAGCGAATCCAATGATGCGCCATCCTCGGTCTCCACCTTGAGCATGGTATACATCAAATCTTCGTCTGTTTTGGTGGTAGTCTGCACCTCGCTATTCAGCTCAGTACCGAACAAGTCAGCATGGTATGACCTCTTGGTCTCCTCGGTGCTTACACCCTTCCAGGTAAGTGCAGCATTGTAGGAACCATCGTTATTGACAATGAGGCTGACAAAGTGCTTTCGCTCATTACCCTCAACTTGGAGAGTATTCATATCCGTACCGCTAAAGAAGGTGTCCATAGCATGATGACTATGAATGAGGCCCATTTGAGCATCAAGCAAGTCGTTCATTGCCATGTATTGAACAATATCAGCGTTCATCTCAAAAGAGGTGAAGGTTGATGAGCCTATATCCATAGGCAGCAAGTCCTCGCATTGAATAATATGCTTCCCTTCCCCTGCGGGATCAGGAACGAAAGTGTAGAATAGTATGCCAGACCACTCGGTATTGTATATGCTATACAACAACTTGAGAATCTTGGCTTCTACATGGCGAGGGATGAACAGCTTAAACGATTGCTGTTCTTCCGTTAAAGTTAAAAGATTTCCCATAAGCATGGTTGATAATTACGGTTATAGCCCTGTAAATAGCTTTTACATCTGCATAATTCAGAATATGCAACTGAGTACATGCGCCCTTAGTATCATCTAAGATGTGGAAGTATTTAGGCTCCCCTTTGAAAGTTAGTATGAATCTACCCTCATATTCAGCTTCATTATCTTCTGATTGATAAGGAGCCGGATAGAATAGAGCACCATTCTTAAATACAGCAGGTATCATAAGACTGAGGTTCTTCAGGTCTTCTACGGTTTTATTATACCGTGTGGCAAATAGCACTACATGCTTCGACATCAGTAGAGTGAACTCAACAGGAGAGAAAGCTGGTACAAGGCCTGTTATAGCATCCCAATTGTACCTTAACTCGCCTGTATTGAACAGGTATTTAAGGAAATCGACTATTGCAGTTCGGTCTGATTCACCTTTTATTTTCTCTATAAAAAGCAAAGAAGATGTCTCTATGAATGAGGGGACGAATTGAATATGTTCATTCAATTTACTAAAATACATTTGGTTGCCTTGAGACTCTATTGCACTCATACGAATGTACGGGCCACCTTCCAAAGATTCTACCTTGGTGTACTCATCCAACTCTCTGCAAAACAGCATCCAGTTAAACTCGTTAAACCCCCTCATAAGGAACCTCATAGTATCGTTAATAGGCCCTTCACCGGTACAACATGATGACCAATGTCCCATACCTGCAACCGAAACATGAGAGTGAGTATACCCCACATTGAATTGAGAACGCGGGAATGTGGTTCTTACCAGCTGAAAGCCTGTTCCACTAAAGGAACCATTGTTCTTTACCTTAATATAGGCATACAAATCTTTGATGTCTACATGTGAACCGTACTCATTAGTAACCCTTACTTCAGGGAAGTACACAACTATGCCTGTAGCATGATCGGGATTTTCTATTTCTGATGGGGTTTGGGGGTAATTCTGAATATCTACAAATTCTTCACCAAAATGGTTCTGAAAGATGCTATAAACATCTAAAATACGGAGATTTGCTTCTCTGTATTGGGTTATTAATTCTTCTGTCATAGCATAAAAAATAAAGGGGTAGGGATATTCTCCCCCCCCTTAGTAATTACATGTTGTGGCGCATAGCCTCCAGGTCTTCAGCGGTGAACTCCTCGGGCAGATTGTCCTCAGGCTCCTTGTTCTCGGGAGCACGGTCGAGCTCACCGTTCTGATAGCGGTGGATGTTGTCAACCAGGCAATCGAGGTCGATAGCACCGTTGGCATCGAGGAAGAACAGCAGACGGAGAATAGCCGGCATGACGCAGTGCTCGCACGGAATCTCCGTATTGCACTCTACCTCGTGCTCCTTGTTCTCGGGATTGTGGTTCTCGTGGGAGGTGAACTCAGCCATAAACGCACCCAGCTCCTCGGTACCTACCTGAGTGAAGTTGCGACCGAAACGCTCAGCAATGGCCTCCTTGGCACCCTTGGTAGAGCGAATGAGGTCATAGATGGCCATACGGTCAGCACCCGACGAAATCTTCTTCTTCTCAGCCGTGAGCATGAATACGAGGTTGCTGGTGGTAGCATCCTTCCAAGGCAGGTCGTGAGGAAGAATAGCATCGGGACGGCTGGGAGAGAACTCATTGTGCGACACACCCTCAAAGATGGTCTTGCCCTCGTAGTCAATACCACGAGCATCGAACTCGTTCAGCAAGTCAGCCACAGTGGTAGCTTCGGTTTCAAACACGGTACGATCGTTGGTACCAGAATTAATTACAGTGAACTTCTTCATACAAAGTAGTTTTGAAAAGATTGATAATTATGGAACGAAATTGTTCCTTGTTGTTTAACGCGCGATATAAATCGCTAATGTCCTTACCTTCGGGGAAGGAAGGCAATTCGATATTAGTGAAGCCGGTTTGATGTTGCAGTTTCTCTGCGTCTTTCTTACCAGGCTCATCATTGTCAAGCAATATACAAACATGCTTGAAACGCTGGCGCAGTATATTCTGAGCGGTTTCACTTATACCGTAAGATTCACCCTGCAAACATATAGCAGGGATTCCTGTGTTAGCTATTAAACACAGGGCATCCTTGACACTTGAACAGATACATAGTACCTCACCTTTTTCAGGCATTGATCTCCATAAGCCAAGCACACTTCTATCGTGTTTGTTTATCCACTTGAAATGGCCCTTGTTATATGGTTGGTACACCTTAATACTAAGATGCCCTTCTTTACACTCCACATAAGCATAGGCAAGTTTGTCTGCGGGGAACACCATCTTTCTACCATTCTTTGTGATGATATAGTAGGAGATAGGGAAAGTATTTGCTTGCTTTAGGATGTCAACAGAGACACCGTACTGATTCCAATAATCAACATCATATTGGCACCAGTCTCGAATCTTTACTTCGAGTTTAGTGTCACCGGAATAGGTGGTACTATGTCCATTTTCCTTCGTAATGAATACCTCGGCAGCTACGACATTGTCGAAGTTCTCTTTTTGTATCTTCCCGAGTACATCAATGAACGACATGTCCCATAGCTTCCCCAGTAAGACAAAAAGACTGTCCGAGTCTCCAGTTGCGAAGTCTCGGTACCTTATCTTCTGACCATCGGGAGAATATATACCAAACGAAGGATGATTATCTGTTCGTAGAGGACTACTTATGACAGTAGGTACCTGGGTAACTCCCAAGTAGCGTGCCAAAATCTTTGCTTCTGGCACTCTACTCAGGATTTCATCTTTGGACAAGGATGTTTTACCAGTCCCTACTGACATATTACCAAGGAGCCTGTTCGCCGAGCTGTGCAGCCTCAGCGGCCTGCTCAAGAGTAGGATTGAGGGTAGACGAGTCTACAACATACTCGTGCAGCTCCGTAGCCTCATACTCAACATCGGCGAGACCACCATTGTCCTTGCGGTTCTTAACCTCAACATCGAGCTTGGTGTAGTCCGTTACAGCGTTGTTGAAGCACATCTCCGGATAGGTGGTCTGACACATACGGTTCTCGTCAGTCTTCTTCACACCGAAAGGAATCTTGACGAGGTTCTCGGGCTGGTAGGAGAGAATCTCCTTCAACTCGCTGAAGTCACCCTTGAAGTAGTCGTCTACCTTATCCAGGCGGATATAGCAGTCCTCCTTGGCAACCTTCGGGTTGTCAACCCACTCACCACCGATGTAGGACTGAACATTCGGGATGTTGAGGTACTTCTTGAGCAGCTGGGTGAGCTGATCCTCACCTTGGTAAGCCGGACGGAAGTCGGGGTCGATGTTGGCAGGGAACTCCGTGCCATCAGCACGCTTATACATCGGGATGCGCTTAGCCTCGATGTCCTCCTTGGTAGCCCAAGCAGTACGACCATACGGGTCAATAACGAGATACTTACCCGACTTGCTTCCCTGACGATAACGACGCTGGAGGAAGATGGTGTGACTTACGGTAGCCTCAATACCATTGTTCTTCTCAGGATCGGTCTTGCAGACGAGGGTAACACGGGCCGACGGATATTCCTTCTCGTCGATAGTTACCTTGCCCACATACTCAGGCTCCTTGTCGAGTTCACGACCATACAGCTCCTCCAACTGCTTCTTGTTGGGGTTCATGCACAGAATCTTAACGGCACCTACGCCGATATAAAGTTTACGAGCAACCGCTTCGGTTGCAGATTGACCTTTTGCTACAGCCATAATTTCTTGAATTTAGATGAATAATTTGTTATTGATTGATAGGATTAAGGGAGTGAGGGAGGATTACTCCTGTCCTCCCCACGGCGAACCTGCGCCAACATTGTCACCATCGCTGTGCTCCTGTGCGGCAGCTCCCTGTGCAGCCTGTGCTGCCTCAGCTTCTGCTGCGGCTTCAGCCATACCGGCAGCTACCTCCTCCTGACTTGCTTCGGGCTGCTCAGCAGGTGCAGCGGGAGCGTGTGCAGCGGCATCAACACCCTGCTCCTCAGTAGCGCGGATGATGTAGACACGCTTCTGCTCGTCGAAACGCAGAACGGCCTCGTTGGGCTGGAAAGCACCCTTCTCGTCACGGATAACCAGCGCCTCAGTGGTCAGGCCATTGGTGATGGTCTTAACATAGCCCATCTGAGCGTCGATCTGAGAATCAATCTTCTCCAGCTCAGCACCGAGTTCCACGATCTTGGCAGAGGTCTTAGCCTTCTTGTTGGTGAGGGGAAGCACATTAGCAGCGATACGCTTTACAGCTGCCATTTCTTTTACAGTAAGAGTAATCATAATGATAAAGTTTTATGGGTTTTTAATTGATAAATCTAACTCTTTTATGAGTTTTTTATTAGTTTCTTTATTAGGGTTTTTGACTACCCGTAGATAGCACGGGCACACTCTGCTACAAAGTGTAGGTCGTTGGGGAAGCTGATACCACCTTCGTAATTATCGAACAGGCCGATAGAGTCCTTTGCAGGGTACTCACCATCGAAGTCGAATACGAATTCTTTGACAGGCTTCTTGTCGTCAGCATTGTACGACTGCTTACCAAAGAGGATTACATCAAAGTTACCCTCGGGAGTAATGTAATCATCCCATTTTTACTCCCAGGATATGCTTTTTATGTGGTTAATTACTCCACACATATCCTTGCCTAGTATTTCTACTAAGATTTGACTATATCTTCAATAGATTTTCGTTTAGCCCACCATTTCCAAATAGATTCACTTCTTTTTCTCCGAGATTCCTCTTTTTGAATGATACCCATGTGGGTATCAGAGAGTTTCTTCCTGGTTTCTTCAGAAGCTTTCTTTCCTTTGTTGGCAAGGCCATTTTTCCTTTATGCTCTTCACTTAAATGAACACCTTTAAGTCTATTACTCATATTATCCTTAAACTCTTGAGAATGTCTACGACCGGTATTTGCTTTTCGTAGTTTCTCTATAGCTTCTTGATTATGAATTAGACCCAAGCATCCATCACCTCCTTGAGTTAGGTTAATGAGATTAGGATAATATGCAATCCAATACTGTTCTCGCTCTTGCCAAGTATCTTGGGTACAAGTCTCTAACAGTTCGATCACAGGTCTTTTTCCTTCTCTCAGTAAATTTAGAATCCAGTTACTTAAATGCTTATTGTGTCTATTACCTTTTGCATTTGCAACATGGTTCCCAAGTCTTCTACTAAGACTCCTAACAGTTTTACCTACATACCTAATTTCTAAGGTATCTGGGTGTTTTAGAACATAAATTTTAACATTTCTATTGTCTACCATTTCCATCTATATTTAATTAGTATATAAATGTACTCTCCCACAACAGGAGATAGTCGATGAACCTTTACCTATACGGTACTTGGCTGCTGATTGCCCATTTAGTCTACAAAGTTACAACTTTTTTTCGACATATACAAGTATTTTTCAAACTTTCGCACTTATTTTTTCAAATTATGCTGTAGTATACTTGTCTTCAGGGTGTTCCAGCAATTAGATAGATACAGGCAGATGATTAAGCTACCATTTTTCCCACTGTCTTGAACTTAAATGAGATAGAATCTCCATTCTTGTCCTTGAACTCCTCGTAGTGAGCACAGCAGAACACATTCTTATTCTCGGGATAGCCTTTGAGAGCGTTGAAGATGAGGCCCATACCAAAGCCAATCTGCTTCGGGGTGTCCCATCCACCCTTCATGGCATTAGCCATGTAGTAATCCTGGGAGAGGTAGTTGAAGTCGTCAATAACGATTTGTTTGAAAGGCGATGCCTTGAGCATCTCCAAGAGAGCTGCGACAGCATAGAATCTGTCAAGACCGGTGATGTGGTCTACTTGAACGCGGTTGCCCAACTTTACATCCTGAATGTTCGTAATCTTGTGCGTGTTGGCATCCACGATAAGCTTAGGGATAAGCTTGAACTCGGGATTCGGTACCGCACGACTGATACATTGGATGACAAAGGTTTCCTTAGGGTCAAGACCCTCAATGCCCAGCTTCTTACGACCACACCAAGAGGTCGTTTTACCAAAGCCGGACTTTGCCAAAACTAGAATTTTTGCCATTCTTGTTAATTGTTAAAAGTTAATTTGAATTTGTTTCTCGCCCAAGCAATAAAGGACACGGCTGTGTCCCTCTGCTCTTGAATCGGGGCGGATTGTCTCTTTACTTCTTGCTGCCTCTGCATGTAAGCATAGACACTTGATAGAGTAGATGTTTCATCAGGACGAGGAAGCTCTCGATAGTAGTTAATTGAACCATCATGGTACAGCGGGCATAGTGTGTTGGCCCTACCATGACGATTCAATACTACCTCCAATACCTTAAAGTAATCCCTAAACTTCGTCACATCGTAACCCATATACTTATCAAGCTCAAATACATTCGGACAGGTCATGCCAATCAGAACATCACAGTCCTCACCTGTACGCTTAGAGTCCTTCAAGCCATCCTTGGTAGGACGAATCTTGTTGTTCTTAAAAGCTTCCAGATTGGTAGTCTCTGTGTTTTGTTGCTGCACATTCACGATAGTACATCCGTACTTATTTCGTAATTGCACACCATAGCTTGAATGTCGTTCAATAGTGAGCTTGATAGTTGGGGTATCTTTCTCTAAGGAAAGCATACCAACATGGTCAGTAAGAGCTATTACTATTTCTTCGGGATCATCAGGAATGTACTTATCGAATACAGTTCGAGTAACTTCCCTTTTGATGTGAAACTCATCTTCCTCCTCGAACCTAAGTTCTTTATAGTGGATAGTACCATGAGCTTTGAAATAGTTTTCAACTGTCTTAAATATACCTGTAGGATGAGCAGAGTCACAGAACTCCACTATACTATCATATACATCGAAGATAGCACTAAACTCCAAACTTTCCATAATGGAAAGTATCTCGTCAGACACAGGCTTTCTCTCATCCGTACTTTTCAAATCCGTAGGACTAATGTTAATAGTTCCTTTGGATAAGTAATGAATTAAGAAAGCCATAAATCTTAGAGTTACTTGTTCTTTGGTTTCCTCTAATGGGAAAAAGAATATCTTTGCCCTAATAACACCTGGATGGTTATAGATATAAAGGACTGTATTATATACGAATAAGTAATTCGCTATTTGAGTCTTAGAAGCCTTCGTAGCTCCCGTAACTACATAGTATCTTCCTTTCTCAATACCAGGAAATTCCTGTCTGAATCGAGGGAAAGATAATGGAATACAGTTTATACCTCCATCCAATACCTTTTGCCTACGCCTCCGCAAGTCAGTAAGAATGTCTTGCTTCAGTGTACTCATACTATACTATCTCTCCATTATCGTATGGGGCGGCCTGACGCTCCTCGACATAACCCTTATTCTGGATAAAGTCGAGAAGCTTCGAGGTCTCCTCCTGACGATTGATGTCACGCTTGAGGATGAAATACTTGAGCACTTGCATGTATTGATAGTTTCCATTGAAGGAATCTACATACCGGCGAGTAGCATCAATGATGTCATCATCACTGTAATTGCAACATCCAGGTTTATCAAACAAGGTCTTCAGTTTACGAGCGATAGTCATGGTGTTATCACGCCACGAATACTTTCCGTCTTTCTGACCTTGGGGATAGAGGGCACGGAGTTTATCTGCAAGAGCCACGAAGCGGCGGTCTTGAGCTGCTGCCGATACATTACTCTGGAAGAAATTCTCCTCCATTTTCTTGCGGGCGCAAGCATTAAACTCATAGCCATCGAGAGTCTTGGTAAGATAATTCTTGCCCCACAGCATTTCTGTGCTGTCAGGATCAATATCTCCGCTACCTCCTCCCATATAGTACAGTAGCACACCGAAATCTTTGACTGTGAGACCCATCAATGCAAGGGCCTCCGAGGATGTGTTAATTTTCATCGCAGTTCATTTAATCGGGTGAATATAATTTTGGACACATAGCCATCGAGGTAGGCCGCTGCTTCTGTGTCTGAAATACGGTGGTGTTGCATTATTCGGTCAATCAGATGTCTCTTTTCGTGATTGATAGTTTCCCAAAAATCACCTTCAGTAGACCACCTGTAAAGATGGATAAATGCTTTCTTCCTATCCGTATCATACCACATATCTCCGCCATCCTTAGCTCCTTGTTCAAGGTAGCGACGGGTTTGCTCGACTGCACACGGCTCTGCCTCTATGCTATTTAACACTTCTACCAGAGCAGAAGAATCTTCAGGGCCAAGAGTTGTGACCACTGATACTTCCCAATCATAGATGGGAATAGTGAAATCAATCCTTCTCATGTCCAATGAATTTTTCTGTTCTTTATGTCCTCTTTTTGTTGAGTCCACTGGCAGCGCACAGATTTAGCGAGTATGATACTGCACCAGTCACAGGAATGGCAAGATGAATTAACATCTACTTCCTTTCCTGATCGTGGGCAGACCACCAACTCTTTGGGATTCGCCTTGGAACCCCTGCAAATTACAGGTAGTTCCATAGGCTACTCCGGTAGAGTGAATGAAGAAAGGTCGGTAATTTCCATAATCCTCTCGGGATTATAGCCCTCAAGCATCTTCTTGACTACCTCCTCCTCACGACTGTTTTTGAAGTAAGGGATGAAGATAATCGGTGAAGGGTGCCTCAGAATACGACCTACTCGCTGAATCTGAATACGCTCCGATGAGCTGATGTTAGCAAAAATACCTACACGACACGAGGTCAGGTTAACACACTCATCCAGCATAGCAACAGCCGTGATGTGGTCAATCTTACCATCGTTAAAGTCTTTCAGTATCTGCTGAGAGTTCTTATTCTTCGAGTGGATGCAGTTCTCACCAAGCTCCTTGGTTTGTTCAATGCTTCCACAGAAGGTAAGGGTGCGCTCCTCATTAAGCAGCGAGAGAAGCTGTTTTACATAAGGCGATTTCTTGCTGGCAAGCCATTTCAGCCTTACTCCAGCCTTCTGTAACCACAGATTCTTCATCGCTGCGCTTCCCATGGCAGCACGCTTAAAGAAATCTACCTTGGTTTCCAGGTCAAGATAGTATTGGGTTTCAGTACAAGGTATTACATACTTGTGCTTTCTGTCCTTAAACATCTTTCGCTGGGCAAAGGTTAGTTCCACTACGGGCGCTGTTACCTTAGGATTGAGGATAATTGTTTCTGTATTCCCCATAGTCTTCAACATTAGTGGCCACAGAACAATATGTGGGTCGGGTAGGATGTCACTATTGATGGCATCCTTCATACGAACCTTGTAAACATACAGATCGTGGAGCAAATACCTGAGCTTTGTAATCTGCTGACCGGTTAAGGTGGCGGATAGAATCAAAGCCCTGGTAAAGCTCATGTTCTCCATAATGTCCATTACACGCTCCGTGATGTGGTGACCCTCGTCACATATTACCACATCCCAATGCTCTCCGGCATGTTTGTGCAGGGAGGCATAGGTAGTGAATGTAAACAAGGACATATCACGGTCATATCCCCATCGTACTATCTCATCTTTCCAGTTACCTTCTGAGACATTCTGGTAATAGACGATAAGCACTTTGGGGAATAATGGGCCTGAGGAGAAGGCAGTTTCAAGGGCTGTACGCGTTTTACCCATACCCGTCGGCAGTGTAATTACCAGGTGCTTGTTTTTTAAGGCAACTACTTCTGCTCGACATTGGTCTCTGTCTTTTTTCTCCATACTAATCGTTTAGTCTAAGAGTCTCGATAAGCTCATTATCAAGTCTCGGGTTATCTGACTCAAATACTTTGATGGCTTCCTCTATTTGAGCAAAGCCCTTACCTGAGTCAACCTTAGCGTTAAACACTCGACAAGCAATACGGGCATAATCGTAACCATCTTCTATGAGGGCATCATATACCGATAATGTGTCAGTTTTGCCTTCGTGAGTAACCATAGCCGGTAGGATGTCTATCTCGAATTTCTCAAGGTAGAACTTAACTCTCTTCCAGCCTTCTCTCAACCCATTGAAGTTCTTTTTGGCTTCATGGGTGAAGGCACTATCATCGCAATCGAGGAGCTTCTCAAGGCGATTTACCATAAGCAGGGCTGCTTCCAGCACCACAAAGGTAATCGCCATGAACGCTCCAATCTGCACACTCAAACGGGCCTTAGTCATATTACTCGGCAAAGAAATTGATTATTCGTTCCCACAGGCTTCTGAAGCCTGATGATTGCTGCGCAGGTACTGCATCTTTGCAGTTCTTACGATTGATATTATAGGACTTGCCCGAGAAGCAGCACAAAGCTATGCTTTCACGATCCTTGCGCTTTCTGATTGCTGTGTACCAGCGATTCCTGCAAGCGTCTACGCTGCGGCCTGTAGCCTGCGCAGATGCTTCAAAGGCCAGGTTCAAATTCTGAGGGCAGTCTTTTACTGCGGCGAGAAGAGCTGCGTCTTCTGCGGCTGACCATCTTCTGTGTTCCATAATGCTAATGTTTTTTTGTTATACTCGGTATTTCTTTGCCTCTTCACGGCAGGACTGCTTATACAGTTTGTTGATGAACGACATAAGAGACTTGGTGTCCTTAAAGCTACCAACAGCTCGGGTACGCTTATACCATTTCTATTTCACATAGATATTAAATCCCTTGATGTAAATAACACCATTGGGATGCTGGCTCAATACTGTTTCGATTTCAAATTGCATAATGATTATTGGTTTTAAGAGTTATTGTTTTGCTTCTTCTGAAGCTTTGAGTGCTTCTCCGAATACATGTTCAAACAAGGAGGCCTCCATGTAGTTTACAGGAGCTACTTCCTTTCTGAAGATTTCGTTGGCGCGGCTCCTGTTTACGGCAATGAGCCTACCGGTACGATAGGGATTCTTGGAGTTCTTTTCAGCCTCTCCGTCACGCACCTCAATGAAGAAGGCACCATTCTGCTCTTCAATAATCTTTCTACAGGAGTCACAATACTGACCATGTAGTACGATTTCATGCGGAGCCTCAGCCGGCTTACCATTAGCATCTTTGAAGGTAGAACCAAACAAAGCAATGCCCATGTCCTTTCCGCAAATCTCACATTTCTGTAAGGATGGGTTAAGTCCCCACTTTTTACTCAATGGGATAGATGTTCCATTTGCCATAGTGATTTGTTTTTGTTGTTAGTTACTCTCGTTTTATTTGTCTCATTCTTTCTACTATCTCAGGAGTATAGTGCCACTTACCATCTTTGAATCCACATAGATAATTGAACATCTTGGGACACATTTCACAGGTTCTATCGGCACAGTCACAGTGAGGTTGTGATGAGCAATTTTGACAGACATCCTTCCTGAAGGATTCTATCTCTTTTTTAGTTGGTTTTCGCATAGTAAGTAGGGCCTCAACCAAGAGATCCTACCTGATTAAATCCTCTTATTCAGCCAGTGACGGAGATACACATCCCCTTCACTTCCTACGATGAACAGGAGAATTATCCATGTTACAAAGATACAGTACCCGAGAACAGGACATAGCGTACACATTACCCACAAAATGTATACCCACAGAGGAAGAGTAACTTTCTTGTTACCATTCTTATCCTCATACAGGTTGCACTTTGTGAGTTTTATGGCCAGCGCGTTGAGCAAAATGGGAAGTACCCACAGCCAAAACATTCGCATCAGTACATCCATGACTACTTCAGGTTAATAAACGGCACAGTACCGCCGCCGGAATATTGAGGAAGTTTACCGTCCCATCTCTCGATGGCATCCTGTCGGACGAGCAATTCATTGAGGGAAGCGGCTACGGTGCGATTATAGTATGCCTCACCATCGGCTTCAATCTTCAATGCCTTTGCTTTACCTTCGGCCTTCGCCACGGCAATCTTTGCATCCGCCTCGGCTTTCTTGACCTCATTCTCGGCTTTAAGTGCTTGCTGTACTGCTGCGTTCTTTTCGTCAATCATCTTACTCAAAGACGCGGGCGGTGTGATCTGCGATGTAAATTCTGTTACAATAAATCCTTCAGCGTTAAGAGACCTATCCAACATGGCCCGAACTTCAGACTCAAATTTAGCTCGGGAACCCATCAGTTCATCAGATGTGTAGGAGTTAGCAACAATTCGATAAGCATCATATACACAGGTTCTCATATAACCGGCCTCAATAGCTTCGAGAGGCTTACGATACTTCGAGAAAATCTTAACAGCGGCATCACGATTGATTTGGTAGGCCAAGATCGGGTCCATAGTGAACTGCGCTGCATCCCTGGTATTAACGACGAAGGGCTTATAATCCACACGCTGAATGTAAGTGGGGTAGGTAAACACCGAAGTGGTGATAGGATTATAGGTAATCCAGCCGCTTACCGTAGTAGCGGAGAGCTGACCACTCTCGTCTACCGCCAATTTGTCGAATTTGATTCCGACTTCCGAGCTGTCCACACAGGTGACAGAACACGAACTCATGCTGATAGCAAACACCGCCAGCAACAAATAAAGATACTTTCTCATGTTTTTGTTTTTTGAGATTAATTAATTGAGTTATTCCGAGACTATTCTCGGTTTGTACCCCATTCGGGAATCGAACCCGGATCTACTCTTTAGGAGAGAGCTATTCTATCCATTGAACTAATAGGGCAAAAGGCAGCCATTTCTGACTGCCCTGAGATCATAGCATATCACCGCAAGGATTTGGAACAAACCAATGTTATGCACTACTCTGTCTCTGAAAGCTGCTGCAAATATCTCCCTAATCTTTGGGTCTTCAATCATGAAGGCAGTAGATGTACTGATACTATAAGTTCTGTTGTTGATGTCCTCGACAAGTTGTAACACATTGTCTACTCTATCAACACAGAACTTTATAGCACCAGGGGTATTCCTCTTATGTTTTAAGCAGTCCTCGAAAGCATGATATACTTCATTATAGGTAAAACTATACATAAAAAGAATTTTAATAGATTCACAATATCAAATAACACAATTCTGTTACGATAGTTCTTGTTGTTCCAACCCCAGCTCGGATAGTTACAATTCAAGTTCACGCACCAAGCACGGTAACTGGAACCCTCCGTAGAAGTCCAATACCAATCGAATGGGAATGGAGGCTCCTTCTTATCCAAAGCAAATCGGGCATTGATAAAGGGGAGGTTAATAGCCAACTGCCAAAACTCTCCAAGA